TTGATGATGTTTATTATGTTGTATTAAAAGTAAATAATAACTATTACATTGAAGCTATTGATATTAAGACGCAAGGTGCAACAGGTTATAGAGTAACTAATCAAATTGGTACAGATAACTATAATATCCATTTAGATAGACAATCAGAGATTGCTCAATTAACAAGTGGTTATAGCTCTAACAAAACTACCTTTACTAGACCTACTGGTTACGAATCAGATACAACTGGACAACTAGCTGTTTATAACAAAAATGCTGGTGATCATATTGGTGATTACGCTTTAGTAAATCCAGTGTCAGGATCAACAACACAATTAGAAATTGCAGGAGATTGGACTAATAAAGGTACATTAATGCTTGGTTATTTATATGATTACAAAGTTGAGTTACCAACTATTTTCGTTACCAGTTCAGCAACTGATGGTAAAACTAGATCTGATACAAGATCATCATTAATAGTCCATCGTATACATTTAAACTTTGGTGAAATAGGAAATATTGATACAACAATTTCTAGAAAAGGAAGAACACCTTTTACTTATACTGCAAATTACTCAGCTGCTGTAATAGATCAATATCAATCTAATGAATTGCCAATATTAGAGGACTATACACAGACAATACCTTTGTACGAAAGAAATACAAATCTAAATATAACTATTAAATCAACTCATCCAGCACCAGCTACTCTTCATTCGATGAACTGGGAAGGAGATTACAACTCAAGATATTATAGACGTGTCTAAATTTATTCACCCTGCTACAAAAGAAAGTGCTCTTGAAGTAGCTAAGAATTTAAGACCTGATGATTACAGAGAAATAGTAGAGGGATATGGATTACTACCTACAATCCATCTTCCTCTCTTTGTACAGTCAGGAGAAAATATAGTTTTCACTGTGCCAAACGGCAAGACTGCTGGCATGGCGGGAGTGGAAGCCGATGGAAGAATATGGATGCTTTGTACCCCAGAGATTCATAAATATCCATTAACTTTTGCACGAGAATCTAAGCGTTGGGTAGACCAACGAACTGAACCACTGTTGTGGAATATTTGCGATAAACGCAATAAAGCACATCTAAGACTATTAAAATTTTTAGGATTCAAATTCCTAAGAGAAGTTTTACATGGTCCAAATTATTTACCTTTTATAGAATTTTGTAAAATACCATGTGTTCCAAAAATTTCGGAAAAATGTCCCCAGGAATGGGAGCTGGATTAGGATTTGGTCTTGATGCCTTTGGTGCATTAGGCGGATTTTTTCAGCAAAGAAAAGAAACTGCTGCTTATAACGAAGCAGTAACAAGACGAAACAGACTTCTTATTAATGCATACGATACAAAGAATCGTAATGAAGAGAATATCTGGAGAAATAATAAAATTGATCTAGATATAAATACAGATCAAAAATATAGAGAAGCTGTTAATACTATTGCTGAAAATCAGTTAAGAGCTAGAGAAGTTGCAGGTGATGCTGCTATTGCTCAACAAAAAATATTAGCTGAAATGATGAATGCCAGAGGAGCTAGAGAGCAAACTGGAAGACGTAGTGGTAGAGGAAACATTGCTATGTTAGGTGCTCAATATTCTGCTATTGGAGCTAAAGCTGCATTTGCTAGAGATGCTGCAATTTTAAATGAAAGCAAATTAAGAAGAGCAGTAACTGAAGTTGCACAAGGTAACTATGTTCAATACATAACTGGTAGACCTAGCCCAGCTGCACCACCAATATTAGAAGAGTACAAATCTCAACCAAGTTTCTTAAGCACTGCGTTACAGATTGGTTCGGCTGGTCTTAATAGATATATGCAGTGGCAAGATAAAAAAGCACCTGATACTAAAAATGATGGTTCATGGTATTTACCTCCTATAGACGAACAAACACCAAAACCTGAAGCTCCTTATCAACAGCTACCTTTTATGCCAGAGAGCTTTGAACCTAATCTACGAGCAATACAACAACCTGAATTTTTAGGTGGTGATGTTGAATTAGGTAATGAACTACTTAGTTTTGTTAGGGATAAAAGAGCAGCTAATACACTCAACACTGAAATTTTTAATCCTTTTGGAGTAGGTTAAATGACATATAGTGAAGTATTAAGAGGCTTAACAGCCGGAGAAGAATCCAACATTTCACGTGTAGCTAGAAACGATGAAAGGCGTTTAGCTGACATGAAAGAACGTGGTATAGAAAGGTTAAGAGCTGTATCTACATTCTCTTCTACCTTGGATCAGTTCATCCAAAAAAAAGTTGATAAACAAATTGAAGATGATAAATTAACTGGAAAGCTTAAAGCTATTGAAGAAGATTTAGAATCTAAAGATCAGACAGGAACTACACAAATACCTGAAGAAAGTAGACAAGAATATTTAACAGATAAAGAAACCGTTATTACTGGTAAAAAACAATTTAACCAAGTAGCTAATGACATCATTGAAGAAGGTGGAACATACGAAGAAGCTAGTTCTGTCAGTAATTTATCTGGTTGGGCTTTATATAGTTATGTTCAACAAAAATCAAAAATAGCTGCTGACGGTTATGAGGATTGGTTAGCTGGTGAAATGCAAGCTAATGAATCTCTACAATTAGAAGTTAATGGAGTAACATTTACACCTTCTACAGCTGAGACATTAGATCAAAAAGCTGTTGCGATGAAGGCTTTAAGAAGACAGTATATAATTGAAAACAATTTATTAGATGTCAATAGAGCTCTACTAGATGACAAAGAAGTAGGTTTTTATGACAAAGTACAGAGTGCTCATAGCAAACTAACTAAGCAATATGAAACTGATAAAGATATTGATGATGGTATAAAAACACGTACTGATGCTGTAGAACAATTTATTGTTAATAAAGATTTTGAATTATTACTTGGTGAGATAAAAAGAACTCGTAAACCAGATGGTAGCTCGTACAACAGAAAAGAAGCATTAGATGAAACTTTTAAAATATTAAAAGGTTTAGCTTTATCTGGAGATATAACTGTTGAAGAATTAGATGCTTTACAAGAACAAGAAGTAACTATAAATGGTGAAACTTATACAGCTGGTAGATGGAGAAAAAGGTGGGCACAATTAAAACTCGATATTGTTGAAGCTAATAGAGAAGTAATGAAGGCAGAGCAACTTGAGTTTGAGATGCAGGGTGATAAGTATGTTATGGATATACAGGCTAAAGAAAAGGAATTATTAGATGAAGGCAAAAGATTTTCTGAAGCAGAAATAGATGAAATGATTGCTAACTGGAATCCACAATTTGGAAAGGTAGATCCATATTTATTAGATTTAAAAAATCGTTCTGCTGAAGATAAAATTGATGACGATCTTATTAAAATTTTTGAGGAAAAAATAAAAAATAAACAGCCTATATATCAGACTGATGTCAACAGAATACAAGACCCAACTAAATGGGCTAGGTGGACAAAGGTAGCTAAAGAAGCTGGTTCGCTTGCATCAGAGGAAGATTTAAGAGATCAAGCTGTTAAAGGGGTTATTGAAACAGCATTTTTTGAGGGTGTAGAACGACCTTCTGGAGAGAAATGGAGAGCTGCCAATGCTCAAGCAACTGAAGAATATAATAGATTGTTTGCCTTAAAAAGAGGAAATTTTGAAACTGTAGAAGACACCCATGATGCAGTTATGAAGGAACTCAAACCTCGTATTGTTGCTGGTGAATTTAATATATGGGACTGGGATAAACCAGATAGTGGGACAGCAGATCAAACTTATTTTAAAAATAAAAAAATAGCTATTGCAGCTGTTGAGATTGATTCAAACTACATAACTAGAAGTGTAATTCCAGGAACTGAAGATGCTTTAAAAACATACATAACATCTAAAGGTAAAACTGTTCCACAAATATATGAAGATCTTGCAGTATCAATAAATAAGGGTAACCCTGATAATCCTATATCTCCATCAGGTCTAGCTTATTTACAAGCTAAAGCAGCTGGTGATGATGTAGAAAATATTAAATCTGAGATTGATAAAGAAATTGATGAACTTCCTAAACATGTAAGACAGACTCTTTTAAGGCACTCAGATCAATACAAAGTAGCAAGAGCAAAACTTGAATTACTAAAAGAAGATGGAGATATATCCTATAACGATATTGAGTATTTAATACATGAAGTTGCTCAACAAGATATTGATAAAGACAATGAACAAAAACCTATACAACAAGAACTAGAACCTCGTATAGGAGATTGGAAAGATATTGAAGGTATAGGTTATGTTGTTTGGGATGGAGATGAATGGTTAAGAAAAGGTAATAAAGGTAGATATAAACAACCTTATTTAGGAAATGTCGAAAACTATAGAGATATTGATAACTACGTCAAACCATACGATGGAAACTATACCGGAGATATACCACTAGGAGCTTGGTACAAGTTACCAAATGCTATTGGTTACGCTGTCTGGGATGGAAAGAATTGGGTAAGAAGTGGAAACAAAACACGAGCTGCTCAATACGAAGGCGAAGTTACAGAACTCATAGATGTAGATGGAGAAGTAAAACAACTCTCTTGATAAAAAATGGAAAAATTGTATGAGGATTACGATCCTTCACAACTCAATACTTCTGCACTCAAAGAAGAAGCTGAAGTAATGGATCAAGTAATGGATCGAGAAGAAGAAATCGAAGCCATACTTGAAGAAACAAAAGAAACACAAAGCGCGGAAATGGACCAAGCCATGGCTGAGGTTGAAGATCCGCGAAATAAAGAGGGCTGGGGACTTAAAGCTATAAGTAAAGAACTTGGATCTGCTATAGGTGGTGGATTCCAAGACACAGCCTCTTCTCTTGTTACTGTGCCAGAAAGAGCTATTGATATGTTCAGTGGTGAAATGGTAGAGGAACAAGCAACTGATGAAGGATATAAGGCGGAATGGGATGATTGGTTTGTAGATGATAAAAACCCTATTGAAACTAGAACTTGGTGGGGAGGAGCCATACGTGGCTTAGTTCATTTTGGATCAATGGTTCCAGCTAGTGTCCTTGCTTTAAAAGCTGCTGGATTAGGTGGTATAGCTGCTGCTACAGGAGCTGGAGGTACATTACTTAGAGGTGCTGCTATTGGTGCCACCTCAGACCTTATGTCTAAGTACAGTCAAGAAAACAATGCTTTAGGCATGGTACGAGACAGATTTGGTTGGATAGATACACCACTATCTACTAAAGATGACGATCACCCTGCTATGAAAACATTGAAGAATGTTGTCGAAGGTATGGGTATTGGTGCGTTTTTTGACGCTGCAAGTATTGTGCTAGGTAAAGGAATTAAAAAGATAAAACCTGGAAAAAAAGGCAAAGTTATTGAAGTTGATGGTGTTGAAGATGCTGTACAAAAAGCAGCAAAGAGAACTGACAGTATCAATAAACAGAATGTCGAAATGGCTATGGATCAAGTCAAAGGTGAAGACTTTGGTGCATACAAGAACAGAAGCATGGCTAATAAATGGCAGGGTGCTACTACTTCTATTGATGATGCCTATGACGTAGATCAGTCACTTAAACGTATTAATAATGAATACGGTGCTGAAATGGGATCTGCTGGATCTACCTACACACCAGCTGGTTTAAAACGTATTCAAGTTAATGCAAACATGGCATCTAAAGACTTACAAAGAGTAATGTCTCAATTTATGAGTGATGCCAGAGTAAAAGAAGAAGTAGGTAAGGCTGCTGCTGATAATAAACCTTTATATGAATTATGGGGTGATGCAATAGCATTAGCTCAAAAAATATATGAAGGTAGAAATACAAGCGAATTAACTGCTACAGAATTTTGGTCTCCTTTAGATAAAAACAGTAAATTATTAGGAGTAAATTTTATTGATTCTAATCAAGTTAAAGCTTCTGAATTAGTTATTGGTTCTTTATTAAAAGAGATAAGAGATTCTGGTATTACAAATAGAGAGTTATATAACATAGCTGATTTAAGAGATATAGATTCACCAGCTGCTGCAATGTATGACAAAATCATTGCTGGAGTTATTCATGTAAATACATCTAAGAAACTACAAAGTTATTCATTTGCTGGCTTACAAAATAGAGGTATGAAAAAACCTACTAGAGCACAGATCAAAGCAGAGATACAAGCTGATGCTGAACAATCAATTAAAGCTCATCAACTAGCTATGCAAATGGCTGGTGATGGAGATGATGATTTGTTTAAAGCTTATATGGAAGCTGTCTCAATGGGTGGTGATATTCATAACCTTACTGACTTTGATAACTATATAAGAAAAAAGTTTCTTGGTGGTAAGTTCACAGATGCGAAAGGGAAGATTAAAAAAGAATCAGGTTTAATTGTTAGAGGTATGGGTCGAGTAATGACCAATAGCGTACTTAGTGGACCTAAAACTCCTATGCGAGCAATTTTAGGTACAGGTACTGCAACATTTTTAAGACCTATATCTATGGCTTTAGGTGCTGCCATGCGTGGTGATGGTGCTACTATGCGTGCTTCTTTAGCATCAATGAATGCTATGCGTGAAGCTTTACCAGAAGCTTGGACATTATTTAGAAAGAATTTAGATAGTTATTGGTCAGGTGATTTATCAACTATTAAAACTAGATTCCAAGAAGTTACTAAAGGTGACGAGCAATGGAAAATGTACACCGATTGGATTGAGAAAAAGACTGCTGCTGGAGAAGCTACAGCTGGAGAACGATTTGCTTTTGGTGTAGCTGATGCTATTAGATGGACAAATGATAATAAGTATTTAACTTATTCAACCAAAATAATGGGTGCGACTGATGACGCATTTGGACTGATATTAGCTAGAGCTAAAGCAAAAGAAAAAGCTATGCGTGAAGCAATGGATTTGTACAACACAGGACAGATCACAGAAATTTCACCTGAAATGCTTAAAAAATCTCAAGATGATTTCTTTAGTCAGATAATGGATGCTGATGGAAATATCATTGATGATGCAGCTTTATATAGTAAAAAAGAAGCAACTTTAACAAGTGATCTTCATGGATTTGCAAAAAAACTAGATGCAACATTTAGTGCTAATCCTTGGACTAAACCATTTCTATTGTTTGCAAGAACAGGTATAAACGGACTTGAATTAACTGCTAAACATACACCTATTTTCAACATGCTTGTTGAGGAAAGTAGAGATATATTTACAGCTACCAGTAAAAACTTAGATAACGTAAGACGCTACGGAATTACTAACGCTACTGAATTAGCTAATGCCAAAGCTCTTATGAGAGGAAGAATGGCTATGGGTTCTGGTTTGATACTCATGGCAAATATGCACTTTATAAATGGTGGTTTAACAGGTAATGGTCCATCTAACAGACAACAACGTCAGCTTTGGATAGATAGTGGTTGGAAACCTAGAAGTATAAAGATTGGTGATGCATGGGTAAGTTACGATGCATTTGAACCATTCAACTTAATACTTTCAACTATTGGTGATATTGGTGACCATATGAATCAAATGGGTCCTGAATGGACTGAGAAGCAATATAGAAAATTAGCTGTTGTAGTTATGCAAGGTTTATCACAAAAATCTTATCTAGCTAGTATTCAGCAATTTGTTGATTTATTTGCTGGACGTGAAGGTCAGATGGAAAGAATCCTTGCAAGTCTTGCCAACAACTCTTTGCCTTTATCTTCTTTAAGAAACGAGCTTGGTAAACTATTTAATCCTTATATGAAAGAGCTTAATGCTGGTATAGGGGATTCTATTAGAAACCGAAACTTGTTTATGGAAGGTTTAGCTGGAGAAGATGCAGTACCTACTAAATATGACATGCTTACTGGTAGACCAATAAGAGATTGGGACTTCCCAACTCGTATGTTTAATGCTATCAGTCCATTCAATATTAGCTTAGATTACAGTCCAGGACGGAAGTTATTGTTTGATAGTGGTTATGACTTAAGAACAACTACCTTCTCATATACATTTGGTGGTGTAAACGTCAGCTTTAAAGATCATCCTCATATAAGATCTAAATTCCAGAAAGCTATTGGAGATCAAAACCTTCAATATGAATTAGATCTATTAGCTAAAGATCCTGAGATTATTGCTTCTGTTAAATCTATGGAAGCTGATACATGGAATGGGAATAGGCAAAGAGATCCTATGAAAGCTTATTATCACAACGATATTATTAAAGCTTTATTTGATAGAGCTAAGAAGAAGGCATGGTCAAAGATTAAGGATGATCCAGAAGTCATTCAGCTTATGAAAGAAAGTAAGGAAAGAAAGGTCGATAACCTTGCTTCAAATAAAAAAACAAGAAACTTCACTCGTGAAGAAAAAATTCAAAATATTTTAAATAACAAGAATAAATAAATGGCATCCGAAAATCGACACAATGGCGGTGGGACCGGTCCATTTAACTTTACCTTCCCATCCATACAACAATCAGATATAAAAGTCAGCGTTAATAATACTGATTTAAGTTCTGGATTTACTATAAATAATTACAATTCAGTGTCTGGTGGTAATGTAACTTTTTCAAGTAACACTGCTTCAGGAACAAACAATGTACGTATTTATAGAGAAACTGAACCTGAGACATTAGCAGCTACGTTTGTTTCGGGATCTTCAATTAGAGCTATAGATTTAAATACTTGTAATAAGCAATCTTTATTTGTAGCTGATGAAAATACAACAAGATTAAATAATTTAGCATTAGGTAATTCAGGATCAGCAATTGTAATTAGTGGAACTAATATTGCTGACAACTCTATTACAACTCAAAAGATTTTAGATTTAGAAGTAAAGACTGCTGATTTAGATAACTCTGCTGTAACTACAGCAAAAATAGCTGATCTAAATGTAACTTCAGCTAAACTTGCAACTGACGCAGTTACTACTTCAAAAATAGCAAATGCCAATATAACTGGTGCAAAGTTAGCACAAAGTTCTGTTGGTACAGGCATGATAGTAGACGGTGCAGTCACCCAAGTTAAATTAGACAGTGCTCTTCTTGCAGCCTTACAGACAACTTTCAGTAATCCAATAGGAACTGTTATATGGTACGCAGGAGTCGGAGGAGCAGGAACGCCACCACCTACTGGATATTTAAAAGCTAACGGCGATACTATTCCTAATGGAACTGGAACTGTACAAAATATTACCGCAGATTTTTCTGCATTATACGCATTAGTTGGAGCTACGTTACCTGATCTTAGAGGTGAGTTTATTAGAGGTTGGGATGATGGAAAAGGTGTAGATGCTAATAGACAATTTAAATCTACACAAGCAGAGTTAATTAAATCACATAGACACTGGATTTCTAAAGCAGCGGGTCCTGATGATCTGAACTTTAGTGGTACTGGAGGTAGTCCTTCACAAGAATATGGTTTATTTGCTGATGCTGGTAATGGCAATATTAACGATGATAATAGTTATCCTAATGGGCGTTTTACCAGATTAGATCCTCAAACAAATGACAATGGAAACGGCAGTTTACATGCTGAAACCAGACCAAGAAACGTAGCTTTATTAGCTTGTATTAAATATTAAAAACAAAACAAACAATGGCATACCCATCAAATTATCAAGCAATCAAACAGATTGAGATATTAGGGGAAGTTGGAACGGCTAGGCAATTAACTGCTGGTTCTGCATCTTCTAATACTGCTCTTACAACATCAGTTAATCGTATATCAATGCGAGCTGTTGGAGCAGACATACGTTATAGCGTTGGGATAGGAACCCAAACAGCTAATGGAAATACAAGTCATTTCATTGCTAATGGTGAAAGACTAGACATTGCAGTACCTGGCAATGCAAACATAGCCGTCATCAGAGATGGCACAGTGAATGGAACTTTAGAACTCACGGAGCTTATTTAATGAAAACGACTGCTTCAAGGGCGAGTGCAGTCAGTCAAACTAGAGGTTTTGGTGATCTTCTATATGACAAGGCTGGATCTC